ATGATTTACTTTGACAAACCATTCGAATGTATGGCCACTCTTCCAGATGGCTTAGTCGCAGCAATATGTAATATTGTGAACTTCAAAAAATCCATATCATTAACAGAATTAGCTTATGAACTAATGCACTTTGGATTCATCGTCACAAAAGACATATTACAGAAAGCTATTTCTCAATTCCCATTTTTTCAATATCAATACGATTTTGACACCATATCTGAAATTGTAACACTAAAGAAAGTGCGAGATTAAATAGGATAATATCGTATTGATTACAATCTCTCATTATATTTTAGAATGACAAACATTTAATACTTATCACCATGATCAAAAAAATTATTTCCGTTTACATCCGATACAAATTAGTAAAGATGTTTTTGAAAGATACTTTACATACCGACTTCGATGACGATGCCATATTTATACAGAGCGTTGTAATCTTTATCTTGACTGGCAAATATCGATATAGAAATTCACAAGAATCTGATACTTAGCGACTATGAGCAACCCTGCGTATTTCAAATTCTTTGTTATCTATCGAAGGTAATATAACAGGTACTGAGAATTTAATAACAGTCTGATTATTATTACCTTCCTCTATTTTCTTGGACATTCCTATGTCTATGCCAACATGAGCCAGCACTGCGGATATAGAGCCTTTTCCGGAAACATCCGATTTTTCATTTTGCTCCTCTCCCAGTACAACTTGGAATTCAACCATTTGAACATAATGCACTTTACCTTCAATATTAGCCTTAGGTGTAATCATTTGAACATTTCTTGGACTTATAATCGCCCCTTTAACACCACATACATCTTGCGCCTCTTTCACCCCTTGCACAATGTCAAGTAGCGTATCCCGAACAAAATCTTTTAGTTCCATAATTAAAAATTTT